CGACCTCCAGTGGAGGTCTGTAGTCAGATAATTTCTTAACGACGCCCATTCTTCACTCCTGCTTTGGCTAGTCTGTAAACGCCAATAAGACGCTCTGCGAACGCGCGGTTATTGGCAGCTGTATTCACTAATCCTTCAGGTGAATCAGGGTGTCGAATATCTTCTTTTTCCTGGTACTTTCTACGCTTTCGCATTAAAATATCTCCTGTAGTTAGTGTTGACGTAACACAGTGACTCAAAAATCCAATGTGATTTGCTCTAAACGCTCAGTTACCGCTGGGCGTTTTTTGCTTTCTGGCATCACAGCTGCAATAGCCTGCCTTGCCACTTCACGAATTAGGCTTGTCTCCCAGACCTTCTCCAGAAGAACGAACGTCACCGCCATATCGTGGATGTTTAATCGACTCACCTTTGAATCAGCCCATCCCGCCATCTTTGCGAAATTTGTCTGACCCATTGAAACGAGTCGGGCACGAAGCTCTGTTTCCACTTCGCGTACCTTTTTGCTGTGATTTGCTAGTTCCATTTCTTAATATATTCCTTAGTTAATAAGTAAATACGCATCGGTTGATGCGTTTGTTGTAGGGACGAAACATCCCTGGCCTATGGTGTTAAAGAGCGGTACTGCTTAAGCGACTTTTGGTGGGAACAGGTCGTCAAAACCTACTTCTGCACCGTGCTTGTTCAACACAAAGATAATCTGACGACATTGAGTGGCACTTAGATCGCGACGGCCATTTTCGTAATGACCAATTGCACCCTTAGTGAGTCCAAGCTCCGTTGCCAGCTCTCCCTGTGTGAGCCCAAGCTTTTCACGAATGTCTCGTAGCTTGTTCATAAGGTTCCTCCGTAACTAATATCTAGTATACGTTTCGTATTCGTTATTGGCAAGCTGAATATACATTTTGTGTCTCGCAAAAAGGAATACAGTTCGTATGATCAGGACATGAATATGAAATGGTATGAACTAGCCAAAGACCTCATGAAGGGGCGCGGCGTATCGCAAGAAACGCTAGCTGAGCACCTCGGTATTACCAAGGGGGCGGTTAGCCATTGGCTTAATGCAAGACGAGAGCCAAGCATCGAAGATATAGCCAAGATAATGACTTACCTTGGACTTCGCAGTTTCGAGGTCAATGCTGATGGTACTATTAGGGATAAATCTTCCGCTACAAACGTTAGTTATCATGGACGGAATGAACCGAAGGGAAGCTATCCCGTAATCAGCTGGGTGAGTGCAGGTGAATGGATGGAAGCTGTAGAACCCTATCATCGGCGGGCTATTGAACGCTGGTATGATACAAACGTAGATTGCTCTGAAAGCTCGTTCTGGCTGGATGTAAAAGGTGATTCAATGACCTCACCTGTCGGCCTGAGCATTCCAGAAGGAACGGTTATTCTCGTAGATCCTGATGTAGAGCCCATCAATGGAAAGTTGGTTGTAGCCAAGTTGGATAGCGAGAATGAGGCCACATTCAAGAAGCTTGTGGTCGACGCAGGCAGACGTTTCTTGAAGCCTCTAAACCCCCAATATCCCATGATTGAAGTAAATGGGAACTGCCGCATTATAGGCGTTGTGGTAGACGCCAAGATCACCAACCTCCCGTAGTATCAAGGTCGCTTAAGCGGCCTTTTTTGTATTCCTCCAAAAAATAAATTCCCTTTGTATACATATCGTTATCACTTTTTCGCACCTTGCGTATACATTTTGTATTGCACTATTAGGATACGTTTTGTATATTTAGTCCATCAGCAGGACGCTGGTAGCCAAACGGAACTGATTGGCAGCTCTTTAACAAGATGACATGGGGATGATTCGTCCCCGCCAAAGAGTAGTTGGCTTTGGGCAAGCGTTCGGTGGAGCTTAGGCCTAGCAACACATCAGGCCGGACTGAGAAGCCGATTGAAATCCGAAACTTGAAATAGGTTTCGGCGCTTGCACCAAAGTCAATCATCGGAGGTTTCCAATGAAAGCCAGAGAGATTCGTAAACTCGAACGTGCTCGTCAGCACAAAGAGGTGAAAGCCTACTGTAAAAAGATTGACCGTGCATTTTCACGGCTGTCGGAAGGCTGTAGTGAGCGTGTAACACGTGCCGTTTCGCATGCTGTTGTGCGTCATAAGGAAGTTGAAGGAGGATCTGTACTTCTTCCAGACGTAGCACTTTACGCGGCTGGTCATCGTAAGTGCGGGCAAATTACCGCTAGATAATTATTCAGGCAGCAAACCTCTCATCTAATCAGGTCGCAATGCGGCCTTTTTTATTGCCAAAATTTAAGGAATAACAACATGACCAAAGAAATTGTGACATTCAAGGGATTTAACAAAGACCTAAAGTGCCGTGGCTTTCAGTTTGCAATCGGTGAAACCTTCCATCACGATGGAAAAGTAGAGGCTTGCGGTTCTGGATTTCACGCCTGTGAATGTCCTTTCGATGTTTTCAGTTATTATCCGCCGGCAGAAAGCCGCTATGCGGAAACAATATCTTTTGGTATTACAGACAGTGAAGAAGGAGGTGACACTAAAATAGCCAGTTCCAGTATCACAATTAAGGATGAGTTAACGCTTCCTCAGTTCATTCAACGTGGTATCGAATGGATTTGGAGCAAGATAGATAAGTCTCTTGAGCAGCAGATCATGTGTGGCAACCGGTCAGCGGCAACCAACACTGGCGACCAGTCAGCAGCAACCAACACTGGCGACCAGTCAGCAGCAACCAACACTGGCGACCGGTCAGCAGCAACCAACACTGGCGACCGGTCAGCAGCGGAAGTGTCTGGATCGCAATCCGTAGCGGCATCACTCGGAATAGAAGGAAAAGCCAGGGCATCTGAAGGCGGAGCTATTGTGCTTTGCTATCGAGATGAAGATGGCGAGTTAATTCATATTCGAGCAAGCAAGGTTGGCGAGAACGGTATTATGCCGAATACATGGTATCAACTGGATAAAGATGGTGAGTTTGTAGAGTGTGAGTGATGCACTTAATGCGGATTCTGTGATTCCGCATTGCGAGCAATATCGCTCGTAACCAAACGAGGACGACGACTCGTTCTGGTTAATCGAAAAATCATCCCTTGATGTTATTTGCCGCTCGCAGTCAGGGCGGCTTTTTTTTGCCAGTATATCAATAGCGCTTCATATCGAGGCGTTTTCGCTATGCCAATAAATAAACATAAGGAACTTCCCATGATGCAACTCAGCTTTGCGGGAAGCGGCGTCATGTCCGCTTTTTACCCCGCTGAATCCGAATTATCAAAACGTATTCGTCGCCTTATTCGCTCTGTCCGTAAGCAACTGGAGGCGTTATGCAAAGCCAAATAACCATCAATCACCAGAAGTTAATTGCAGCACAAAGCAAGGCTGTTATCGCTCGTTTTCTTGGTGACGGACACATGTGGAAACAAGCTACCGAGGAAATGAAATCAGCAATCAACTTTCCATGGTACCGCAAGAAATGAGCATCGCTGACACATGGACAGATGATGCTTTTATCCGATTAATGCAGGACATGCTCAATCAGCAGAAAGAACAGGAGAACGATGATGATTCTGACTCTGAATGATAAGCGTGAAATAACGCAAATCATCGCAAGTTTTACCGATGATGATTATGAACGAATTAACAGTGAAGTTGATCGCCTTTGCAAACATTGCGAACCAATAAGCGAAATGCTTCGCTCATATAAACCAGATGAACACACTAAGGACGCTATCGACTGGCTGGAAGATGATGATTGTAACTACCAGGAAAAAGCCTATGAATGGTTCTGGGATGCAATAACCGAAAGAGTTAAGGCTGAATATGCCTTCGCAATATTCAAACGCAGACATATTTATGGAGAAGCTGCATGAGCAATATCGTTGAATTCGTTAAACAGCAGGAGCAGTTATTCTGCGGAGCATTGACTGAACAGACGGTGACATGGGCTAAGGAAAGCCAGTTTGCAATTCAGTATTTCCAGAAAAATGATTACCTGGCTAAAACGGCACTGGCAAATCCAACCAGCGCACAGAACGCCATCATCAATGTTGCGGCGATCGGCATCACCTTAAACCCGGCCAGCAAACTTGCTTATCTAGTTCCGCGCGACGGCATGGTTTGCCTTGATATCAGTTATATGGGATTGCTCCATATTGCAATGGAGTCTGGTGTTATCTCATGGGGTCAGGCAAAACTTGTTCATGCTAACGATACCTATGAGTCAAACGGGCTTGATAAAGCACCAACCCATAAATACAACGCCTTCGGTGATCGTGGTGATATCGTTGGCGTTTACTGCACAGTTAAGACGCCAGCAGGTGATTATCTAACGGAAGAGATGAGTCTGGCTGAAATTGAGGCTGTAAGGAAAACAAGCAAGGCAGCATTCAGCGATAAAGGACCATGGGTAAATCACTGGAATGAGATGGCGCGAAAGACGGTCGTAAAGCGTGCAAGCAAGTATTGGCCTAAGGCATCACGTCTTGATAGTGCTATTCACGTACTAAACGAAGAAGAAGGTGTGTGGACTGAACCAGTTATGCCGCACAAATCAGAGGAAGATATCCGCGAAGATGAACGGAAACGCCAGCAGGAAATAACGGATAAAGCACAACTTCTTTGTGATGAAATGGCTCAGGCAGAAAACATGGATGATTTGAAGCGATATTTTGCAGAAGCATATCGCCTGACATCTGGAATGAAATTGCAGCAGAACGTACAAGCCATTTACGCAGAATGCAAAGCGAAACTGGAGGTTGCCAGTGAGCAAACTGTATGAAATAGCTAATGAATACGCAAAATTGATGGATTCAGATTTAGAACCAGAGATGATTGCTGACACAATAGAAGGCATGGAAGGAGAATTTACCGATAAAATAGAGCAACTTCTTGCCATTATTAAAAATGAGTCTGGCTATGCTGAGCGCCTCAAGGAAGAGGCAAAGTCACTGAATGAACGAGCAGCAGTAATTCAAAATAAGATTGACAGCATTATGGCATATATAGCGTCATCGCTTGAAATGGTTGGCAAGAAAAAGATTCGAGCAGGTATTCACCAGGTAACAATCCGCAAACCGTCAGAAACTGTAGAAATCATCGACTCAAGCGACCTTCCTCCTGAATACGTTGAGTTCGAAACGACAATTAAAGCCGACAAGTTGGCAATCAAGCACCAACTAAAAGCAGGAATAAATATCCCCGGCGCTCAACTCAAGGTTGGGAAACCTTCACTTCTTATCAAATAACGGTATCGCCTATGAAAAATACTCCATGGGAGAAATGGGAAGTCGATTTCTTGCGCGAAGTAGCGGCAACTATGCCAGTAGAAGTTATCGCCGAAAAGCTGGAGCGAACCGAAAAAGCGGTAATGACTAAGGCTACCAGAATAGGTGCTGAAATGGTTAGTCGCTTACGTGGTAGGCGCTGGACTCGCGCAGAAGTATCTCTCTTCGACAAATTTTCCGTAGAAGAAATAGCAATCGCAACCTGCCGCTCAATTTATTCAGTAAGAGCTATGCGATACAAGATAAAAAAACTCAACGAAGAAAGATCTGGAATACGAATAAATTAACAAAGAGGAATTCATCATGAGAGGTTTGTCCTACGACCCCGGAATCCTTCCATCGGAAATGATTATTCGACACCGCTTCAAGCCCATAAACGATATCCCACGCGAAGAAATGCTTAAGCGAAATAGTTTCCCATCAGTGAATGAAAACAAATATCTGAATGCGATGTTGCGGAGTGGGAAGAAATGAAAGAAGTGAAAATATACACGATTGTCAGTGACCAGTTATCACCACCAATAACAGGAGAGTCATTCTGTACTGACATGGTGCGTCATAGTGATTATGCGGAACTTGAGGCTAAATGCGCGGCGATGGTTGCGGAGAATGCGGAGTTGAAGTCTGCACTTAACGACATCCTCCAGCCTGATGCTGCAGTGCTTGAGAGAAACCACCGTGTCCGCGCACTGGATGCAATGGAGACCCCAGCCACCGACGAGTTTCTGGCTGAGGTGCGGGCAAGTGCACGTAATGAAGGTATCAACTATGCCGCCAGCCGTCTCGCCGCCGCATTCAATCACGGATTCCTCGATAAACCTGTATCAGAAGTTCTCGACGTGACACGCATGATTTTGTCGGCGAAAGAGGATTTATCCAATGACCCACTACCAGCGGATGACGGTTTGTCAGGTGAATACGCGGAGAAGGCGATAGAAGAATGGGCCGCCCAGCTTCGCAAAGGAGTGCAGTCATGATTACGGGAACCTCAAATTACGACGAAGTGCCGACGATACCCTGCAAAATCTGCGGCGGTTATTTCAAAGCCGATGATCCAGAAAATCACAAATTCGAGGGACAGCCCAATGAGCAACATCGACAAACAGGCGCTGCGTGAAGCGGCGAAGAGGGCTACGCCGGGGAATTGGCGCCGCACCTCATCACTGTTCAATGGCATCACGGTAACGCCGTTTTCTCTTTGCGGTAAAGAAGTGACGTTGGCCCATACTGTTGAGAAACGTGACGCGGAATTTATCGCCGCAGCCAACCCCGCCACCATGCTGGCGCTGCTGGATGAGAATCTTCAGCTCCAACGGGAAAAAGACGCAATAGAGGCCGTAGCGCTGGCACTGCGTGATGATATGCGGGATGCGCGCGAAAAGTTGGAAGCCGCAGAACACCGCATAGCAGAACACCGCAAGGTGCTAAATAGCATTGCAGCAGTAGCCCGTCGCTACCTGCCTGATTATGACGAACATCCTGAAATTCAGGCCGCTGACGAATTACTTGAGAGCGCTGCTGGCATCGGCGTGAAGGGGGAGTGAGAGATGAAAACTAAAAAATATGATGAGAGAAAGGACCTTGACCTTTGGTTTGGGTTGTCATATGCAGCGTTTCTCGTGATGCCACGTGTAGCAATGATGCAAATGCCGGAAGAGTGGCGGGAGAAAATGGCCGAACTTCTCAATCAGTACGATGAAACCATTGATACCGCGGCGTTTGGTGTAAAAGGTTGTCGGGTTAATGCGCTAACTGGTGACGGCAAGTTAATGAAAATGCCGGCAGAGTTATTGAATTACCGCCACCCACAGCCGGAAACGGTAGCGGCGCTTTTACTGTCAAAAGGTGAGGACTAACCCATGACCACTATTACCAGACTGGTCGCGCTAATCACCCTGTTTGTTATCCCCGCAGCAATGGCTGCGGATACCCCTCACTGCGTTGTCAAGGAAGAGTGGCCGCTCATCATCACTCAATGCGATGACGGGACGGTAACTGTGGCTAACGCGAGTAAAAGTAAGGCTTCCGTATGTCGCAAGGGTGAGGATTGCATGGAGATTTCACTATGACCACTATTACCAGAGAACAGGCACAAAAAATAATTGATGCTGCCGACAAGGTCATCACTGCACTTGCTGGCACTAACGAGGATGTACACCCGGACAACAGCCAAGAGATGATCCGGTTGTACGATGACCTAAATGACCACTACGCCCCGCCAGAAGTTGTGCGCGAGCTGGCGCGTATCGCGTTGGTATCGCTTACCGCTGAACCTGTGGCGTACAACCAAGTGCAGCGTTACATGATGAAGGACAT